GGATTTTGTAATGTCAAACATGAGGAAACTTTCAGAAGCTTGCCGCAAGTGTGGCGCTGCCCCGAAAGAGTATTGCAAACATTGCTCCGGCAACAAGCCAGAGGAAAGCAAGTGATGGGCAGAGTCAAAGACATATTCCAGGACCAGCGCGAGAGGGCGTCAGTGGTATGCCCGGACTGCGATGGTGATGGCAAGGTTGTTGAGGTCACTTACCGGCGACAGAGCTTCAGCCGGGATATCGGTGAGCCTTACGAAGATCCGGTTGAATGCGAAACGTGCAACGGAGAGGGCGCAATATTCAAGGAGCAAGACGATGAAGATCTATGAAGTAAACATAAAAAAGATGCACCACCGCCATGCAGGGGACACTGAGGTGGCGGCGGCGCACCAGGTGGCCGCAAAGGTTACAGGCAGGAGATTGGAGACCCTGCGCGCGCTATCGACCCTGGGAGGAGGGTCAGGGGAGCAGATAAGCGCCTCTCTGCGGCTACCTATCACTAGCATACGGCCACGCCTAACGGAACTGCAAGAGATGGAACTAATCGAAGACACCGGGCGGCGTCACAAAAACCAGTACGGCAACGGCGAGATCATCTGGACCGTCACAAAATCAGGGGAACAATATGTATATTAAATTCGAAGAGATCCGCGAAATGTCCGATCACATCAGGCTATTGACCGGAGACGATCAGGATACCTTTCTTGACACGCTGGACGGTGAGACCGATGCAATGGACATTCTGGGCAAGCTTATCCAAGAGCGCACCGAGTGTTCTGCCAATGAGGCAACCGTTAAAGATCTTGCGGCGACCTACACCGCCAGAGCAAAACGCCTCTCAGCAAAACAGGAAGCGCTCTCGATCACGATCGGTCACTTGCTCGATGCAATGGGTCAGACTAAGATCCAGCACGCTCTAGGCACAGTCAGCAGAACCAAGCCACGCAAAAAAGTTGTGGTCGTAGATCCGCACGACATCCCGAGCCAGCTTACAACAGTAACAGTCAAGCCAGACATGGCAGCAATTAAAAAGCAGATGGATGCAGGGGAGCTTGTGCCAGGTTGCGAATATCAGATGGGCAATTCATCAGTAACAGTGAGGATCAAATGATAAAAACTAAAGATCTTACAGAATACGAGAGATATTTAGAAAACATCATCATAGAGCAAAAGCTTACAATACAAAAGTATGAAACAGTCGTTGAGCTTTGCAAGCAAATAGCGGGAGATAAAAATGAGTGAAGATAAACTTATTAATGAAATAGAATATCTTTCCAAAATGACAGCAGATCTAAACCGTAAGTTGCAGAGTTATGAATATATATTCAGCTTGGCGGATGATATTAGAATAAAGCCGCCGGAAACTGTTACCTGCAAATATCGGCTACTAAACGGATCGGATCGAAAGCGAAGGAAGGGCGTAAAGTGTCCACCTAATTGTCAGGTTATTATCGGACACGCCAACACGCAATGGGGGAAGGGCTGTCAAATAGCTCACCACATGAAAGCAAAAAGGGAGCAAACAAATGAGTGAACTACAAAAAGCAATGGCCGAGGTGAACGATCTTAATCGCACCCACGGCGTCACGCAGCGCGGGGGCAAGAAATACACAGAGGTTTTTGTGCGCGTTGAAGCTTTCCGAAAAGCATTTGGCACAGATCACGGGATCAACACCGAAATCCTAACAGACGATGGCAAAAGAGTTGTGGTCAAGGCATCGATCACAAACAGCGCCGGGATGGTTGTTGGCTCCGGCATGGCCGAGGAAATCAGGGGCCAAGGTAACGTCAACAAAACAAGCGCCCTGGAGAACGCAGAGACCAGCGCCATAGGCCGCGCTCTGGCATCCATTGGCCTGCATGGTGGGACATATGCCAGCCTCAATGAGATCGATGCTGTACCACGCAAGGCAGCAGCGCAAAGTCAGCAGGCTCAATCTACGCAGCCGCCACCAGCGCCACCCTCCGGGGATCTGCTCACGCTAAAGAACCATATCGGGCAAGAGAAAGGATCGGGAGACGCGCAAGAGTTTACCGCTAATCTTATCAAGCTCATTGCAGCCTATACCAAACTGGAGGCCACCAAAGAAGGGACCATTATCCCGCCACGGGAACGCATGACATTGCTGCGTGAGTTGATCGAGCAGAACCAACAGTCAATCGACACGCTTTCCGATGGGTTCAAGGAAGAGATCGACAAACGATACAAGAATTGCCTCAAGGTATTGGGCGCACAGTTAGGAAAAGAATGATGGAGACCTGGAAACAAATGAAGGCGCGTCAAAAGCGGGAGCTGATTGGCGTGGTTGAAGATCTTGCTGGACAAGTGACGCAAGTAAAAGCAGCGGAAAGCCTGGATATGTCGCAAGCCTTGCTCAGTGCCTTCTGCCGCAAGCACAGCATCACATGGGAGACAGACGGAAGGAAAAAGAAATGACCGGTAAAGATATAATCAAGTGCATCAAGGCAGCAGAAATGAAGCTGACAAAGAAAGAAGCATCTGCTCTTATGTCGATACCGTATAAAACCGTTGTTGAGATCGCAAAAAAATACGGAATAAAATTTATCGATGGAAGGCAGAAAAGCGATGAACCAAGAAGGCAAGCAGGCATTGGCCCGAAGTCAACGTCAACTATCAATTATGATCGAGACTGCAAAAAAACAGAACCGGCACAACCTCAAGCAGCAGCTAGAGAGCCTGTTCGCATTAGGCGAGATACTTCAAAGGGCCATTACAAAAGAAAGCTAAAGAATAGGTTTCGGGACATACTTCAGAGCGATCTGGATTACTCCGTAAAGCACGAGTTAATCTACGCGGCCAAATGGCAGGATCATCAGCGCAGCATAAAGAAAAAAACTAAGGTAGGGGGAACGCTATGAGCGAAGAGGAAATGGAAAAGAAGATTGAGATTGCAGGCGCGGTCGGCGCGTTTGCAGGATTTGCTAGTGGCATTGCCGTAATGGCCCTGGTAGCAATTATATTCTAGGTAAGATCGTGCGGGTGGCCGTGTGAATGGTGGCGCATTCGGTAGCACGTTAACCAACAAACAATGTTGGACCACCCGCTCAATTTCTCTATACAGGTTTCGTTGCCATCTCAAGGGCCGTTTCAAGAGTTTCTTTATTTCTTCGCGTCCATCCTTTGCCGAAAGTCTCAAAGGTTTTTAGCCCTTCATAAAACTTCTGCCGAGTATGATACACAGACTCAATGATCCGGTCTGGATCTAAGTCAGCAACGGCCTGCAATGTCATAGGCCCGATTGCCCCGTCCTGTTTCGCTCCAACGGCACGTTGAATAGCCTTAGCTGGCCGACCGCTGCCGGAGTTTACAGCCCAATCAAATGCGCACCAATCAACACCGCTTGGGAGATCATCACCGCGCACCTTATCCCAATAGTTTTTCTTGTAGATCGGAGCTACGTCATCAGGCGTCAGGTCTCGCATCTCTTGCTCAGTGCTTTCCCGGCCAATCCACTTGTCATAGACAGCCTTGGTCACACCGAGATTAGTCATTCCACCCGGATCTTTTGGATGATTTACAAAGCCGCCTTCGTGCTTGAGCAGCATCCTCAAACAGTGTCCAAAGTTCTCTTTCATTTCTTCAATCCTTTTACTGTACGGATTCCAAACGATGCCGCAATCGAAGCATACATTGCCCATGAAAACCAGCTTGGTGCAGCCTCTAAGTTCTTAAAGCCCTGCTCCATGTACGGCTGTAACCCAGGTATGAAGCTCCCCAGCACGATTGCAATGAAGCATAGCGTCCAGGCCTCATCCTTCCAGCTGTCACGACTAGCCTCTATTGCAGCCTGCTCCCAGGATATTTCCCCGGTAGCGATCTTCATTTTCGTTTCGGCTTCCGCTTTCTTCACCGCAGTCTTGCCATCGATGTAACTGGTAGCAAGACCTCCAAGCGATCCTATAATCTGACCTATCATTTCTTTGCCTCCATCGCATTAAACCCGAAGTAAGCAGCAACCACACCCGAAGCAGCAACCACATACACTGTAGCTATGTCAGCAATTAGATCCGCAGCAGTGTCTAGGCCCAACGCAGAGGCCGCTACAATGGCGAAAGGGTATAGAAGCATACCAGCAGCGCAGGCAACAGTTAAACGGCGCTGTGTGTCGCGCTTAGAATCGGCATCATTAAGCTCTCGCCAGCGATCCTCTAGGGCAAGCTTCTGCCATTCAACCTCATCGATCTTACCGTCTTTGTTTACGTCATACTTATCAAACGTCATCTTCTAAACTCCTTGCATACTTGAGTGCATGGCTTTTGTGGTGGGTTATTATAACAACTTTTCCGTTTTTGTCATACACAACGTAATCACCCTTCTTATTCTGGTATAACCTCAAAGCAATATACCACCGTAGTGCTGTTAGTTATTAGAACCTTGGCGTCCTCAAGCGCCTCGTTGCACTCCATCTCTGTAGGCAACTGAGCAAGCTGATAATGCTCCAGCTTGTTATTTGTAAACATGAACCAGACTAAAAACCACATTACCATTTCCCTTGATATCTACCAAGATAATAAAAGCCCGTTACCACACCAGCACCGGCAATCAGGAATATAACTGATCCAAGAACAAAGTTGATAGCGTTGTCGATCATCTCTTGCTTCTTGTACGCCTCCTCTTTTCGGATGCGCCGCATCTCACCTTCAATCTGAAGCACCTCTTCCCAGGCAGAAGGGCCGTAAGTCCAGGAGATGTGATCCTTAATCTCTTTGCGCATGGCCTCCATCTTCTTTTTTTGGGCAAAGATCTCGATAGCAGTGGCGCTATTGTCAGACATCATTTTATAAAAGGGGGGGTTCTTTACTTTATCTTCCGCATATTGGAAGTCAGAAAAAGCAGATCCCCACTTAGCCAGGGTTCCGCTCATTTCTTGGATATCTTTTCCTGCGCTTATTCCCTGCTTGAGAATATTAAACGCGCTTGTGGCGAGACCGACCGCTGTAAAAGGATCGATCACAGACTCAGCCCATCTTCGTCAGGACTGCGAGCAAGAGTGCAATGATAGAACCTGTAGTTGCAAGCATAATGCTTTCCATTCGTTTGACGCGACCAAACAAATCTTTGAATTGGATCTTCATCTCAGTTTGAATTGCAATTACTTGCTTCTCCATGTTGTCGATCCGTTCATGTGCTGATGCTACTGTTCTTTTGTCCATTGTATTTACCTTAGTTACTCAGGCTTAGTCGGCCATGTGATGTCGGTTGGGAAGCCAGCTTGGTCTGGGACATTCAGCAAGTCAGTGCGGTACTGTGTCCACTCAGCTTGTTTAGCTGCGGTAAGGTCTGCCCAGCGGAGAGCGTTAGACACGATAGGGTCAACCTCTGTAACCAAGCGATTGTCACGTTCAGCACGAACCTGTGCGGCTGCGGCTGCGTCTAGTTCTGCTTGTGTAGGTGGAACATATGCTGCGAAGTCTGTGCCGATTAGGGCCATGACTGCATCATTGTCGATGGTGGTGTCTGTGTCATAGTCGGTCAACAGGTAAGGTATCCAACCAAAGTCTGGGTGATTAATCTCAACATCGATGCTAGTGTTAGCAGCGTTCATTGACCTTGCGTTGCGCACTTCTGTAATTGTAATGCTCATTTTAAGAAATCCTTACCCATATGCCGGTGATGCCAGTCTGAGCACCGTTTCCCCAAGCACCGTCCATACACCTCCAAGTCCCAGACATAAGCTGTTTGTGTGACCAGCCATAAAAAACTAAAGGAGTCCCGTATGCATACGCCGATCGGCTTTCTGAATCTGTTGCAAGTGCGTAAAAGCTCGAAGCCGTAGCCCCAAAACCATAATTAGTAACATTCAGGGGTCTGCCAGTAGTGTAAGTACCAACATCTCCGAATGTTGTGCTACTACCCGCCCCACTCGCAATATTTACAAGGTTCCTACTGTCATCAATAACCGTAGTACCGTTTACTTTAATCGCCATCTTCGTGTCCTTCCACTATTAGCGTTTAGATTACCAAGGAACCCCAGCGGTAGTCGTTGGGTTTAACTCAGCGTTAATCTTGTTAGCGATTGCTGTCTCAACGTCAGCCTTCACGACAGTGTTCCAGACCCAAGCAAGCACGTTGGCTTGAGTTAAGTCAGCAAATGCAATGAAGTCAGAAGCAGATGCGTCCGGTGTCCATGAGGTTGTACCGTATGAGGAAGCAGTAGCCTCCCCATCAACACCCTCGCAGCGCCAGTGTGCCACTGTGACACCACCGTCTGCTGTGTTGCGCTCAAGTTCTGCGATAGTCCATGTGTATGTAATAGCCATGATTACTCTCCTAGTTTAGCTTTAAGCTCGTCAATCTGAGCCTGTTGTTCCTTCATGGCTTCAATCAAGAGAGCCACCATGTTTCCGTATTTAACTGACTTGATGCCTTGGTCATTGGTGCTGACTACATCCGGCAGTACAGCTTCCACTTCCTGAGCGATTACGCCGACCTCTGAGTTGCCATTCTCTAGCCAATCGAATGAGACACCACGCAGGGACTTAACGGCATCCAGAGAGCCTGTGAGCGTCTCTACGTTTGTCTTGAGGGTGGCGTCTGAGGTGGTGTTGAAGTTGGCTGCGTTTACTGTGCCGCCGAAGTAACCGTCTTTGAATGAGTTTCCAGATTGCCCTAAGTCAACTACATTATTTGAACCTCCTCCGCTATCTCTTGGCACCAACTGGTTTGAACCAAAGTATATGCCAGCACTTGTCCCGCCGCCATCTATCGTTAGCGCACCACCAGCCGTCCCAATACTCCCCACCGTGGTGCCGTCTTTGGCGAACTCCACAATGTTACCATCGCCAGTAAGTCTATTTATGTACGCTGGGGTGTTGTTGTTGCGTGTCACCCATAAGGTGTTGTCATTTCTTAGTTCTATACCAGAAGTGTTAAATCCTGTACTCGTCTTACCATGAAGCAGCGACCCCGATGAATCGAGGCGCATACGTTCTGAATCATTAGTGCCAAATGCTATTGCACCGTTTTCTTTATTGTTTACCCCAGCAAGGGTACCTTGCATATACAACTCAAATCCATCAAAAGTACCATCACCTGTTGTGGAGTTCTTAAAATTAAGCCTTGGAAGCGTAGCGTTATATAAACTTAAACATGACCCACTTGGCGTACTAGGCGAACTCGTCCCAATGCCTAGCGACTCCGCACTCGCATCCCAGAAGAACTTTGGTGTCGTGCCTGTGTCCTCGTAGAAGCTGATGTCGCCGTTGCCGCCGTCTATTTTTACACGATCAGTGTTATTTGTTTTAAATTTTAAATGACCACCATTACCAGTGCCACTTACAGTTAAATCACTTAGTGCTTGCGATGGTTTGATCTCTGGCGATAAACTTACAGAAGTATCTACAGTAATTCCGCTAGTGCCATTTTCCACAGTCAGCCCATCAGCCGTCACAGTGCCAGTTACGTCAATACCTGTGGAGGTGGTAGAGAATTTCTGAAAACCATTGTGGTGAAGTTCAACCGCTCCGTTTTTAACAAAATTACCCATCTCTTTTGAGTTGTCAGATGTTATTGAAACTTTTGAGCCATTCGTATCTAAGACTAAAAAATTACCGCCAGTTTCCATTATTCGGGCAAAAGTGCCATCACTGTAAATCTCAAAATCACCAGACCCAGCACCAAAAATGGCCTTGTCGTTGTCGCCAAAGGACACATCGCCAGTGGTATTAATGCCAGCAAATGTAGGAGTATTACCTGTGCCAAGGCCAAGGTTCGTGCGGGATGCAGCAGCGTCAGCAACGTCAGACAGGTTGTTGTTAACCAGCAAAGCACCTGAAAGAGAGGCATAAGCAGCAAGCCATTGGCTACCGTCATACACCTTCATCACATCGTCAGTGGTATTAAAATATAATGCTCCAGAAACTAAAGGGTTCCCGTCATTGTCTACCGTAGGATCGGAAGCCTTGGCTCCAAGATAACGATCATCGAAGTTATCTAGCGCAGCAAGAGCAGCGTCCTTAGCAGCCTCAGATGCAGAGGCAGAGGAAGCACTCGCCGTTGCCGATGCAGCAGCTTCCCCAGCCTTAGTCGTTGCCGTTCCAGCGTCAGTCGATGCAGATGCAGCAGAGCTTGCAGCATTAGTTTCACTGGTAGCAGCGTTTGTTTCAGCAGTTTCAGCCGCAGTTTGCGCAGCTTCAGCAGCAGTCTGTGCTGTCTCAGCATTAGTTTCCGCAGTTTCAGCAGCGGCCTGCGCAGCGACACTAGCCACCCTAGATGTTTCACTAGCAGTGGCGCTGTTAGCACTATTGGTGGCGCTAGTAGCGGCATCATTCTTACTGGCTAAAGCAGATGCAGCATTCGCACTCGCGTTCTGAATGTCAGTAATGTTTGTTGCGTTAGTATTGATCGATGCAATGTTTGTTGCGTTTGTATTTACATTAGCAATGTCTGTCGCAACAGTGTTCACGTTTGTAATAGATGTTGCCACTGTGCCAATGTCAGCACCGTCAGCAGCAACAGTATTAATATTAGACGCATTTCCAGCAACCGAAGTCACATTGCCGCTAATACCAGAAACAGTTGTAACATCAGACGATATACCTGCGACAATACCGATATCAGTGCCATCAGCCGCAACCGTAGTAACGTCCGAGCTAATCCCTGCAACAGTCGTTACATTGCCTGAGATGCCGGATACCGTGGTGACATTTGCCCGGATCGTGTTGACGTTTGTAATAGCGTCAGTCGCAACCGTACCGTCCTGGATCTCAGCAAGGGTTTTAATATCAGCAGAGATATTTGCTAGTGAATCGACATCAGCAATCTCTGGACCTGGCTCTGGATCACCCGTAGTAGCATTGAACCCGAGAACTGTACCTTTGCGATCATCCTTCAGCGGAAGCTCTAGGTCAGTGAACACATCACCAGGGTTCACAAACAAGCCACGCCCAAGCTTCTCATCAAGCTGTTGAGTCATAATCACGTTACTGTCGAGCTGTTCGTTTAAGCTAGAAGCCAGAAGATCCCCGGCTGTAACAAAGTCTGTAGTCCGTGAAAGCTCCCGACCACCAATGATTGTAAGAACGTCAGATGCTATGAGGGCAACAGTTAGAGTGACAGACCCCGTTCCATTCGCGTTAATACTGACCGTGTAATCAGTGGTAAGCGTTAGCTCCGTAGTCCCCTTGAAGACTGCGATATCACCATCGACCAAGATGTTGAAGGTAAAGGCATATGGACCGGT